GTCCTTCGTTTCTCTTTCTTGAAGATTCATCCGAAGTGTTTACAAAAACCATCATTGTTTCGTAACCAAGTTCTTCCAACTCCTCACGAATCGTCAGAATATTATATTGTTCGTTTGTTGTGCCTGTGATAACCAAAGGTTGCCTTTGACGCAATGCTTCACGGCGGGTATCACGTGAATACTCATAGAGTTTGTGTTTGTCATTCAACAATGAGATTGCTGTTGTTGAGGTGATTTCTATGGCATTTTGCTGTGCAATTGCTTCACGGATGATAATGTCTTTGCCAGAGCCTGGACCACCAGATATGAAAATGGCTTTAAACATTCCATGATTAGCACTTTCATGTATTCCCATTCCACTTCTAACATCACGGAACAATTCTTTTGCATGTTTCTCTGTAACGTGGGCAGGAACACCTTGTCTAAAAGAATGAAAATCATTGTTTTGTGCATGTTCACGCATTTTAGATGCTGACATACCTTCTGCACCTTCGGCATCAGGATCACGATGACCAGCAGACTTAACTTCTATCTTTTTGAAATTATATAATGCACCGGCATGTGTTCCATTATATTGTTGAAGTTTCTTTTCATATTCTGGAATTCGATCAGATCCGGCAACCATAATTAAATGGTCGTGTCCCATTTGATTCAATCTGGCGGCATGTTGCAAAAATGTTGGTTGCTCTTTACTCGATGCTTCAATATTAGCACCAGGAAAGAATCTTTTTGCATGAAGTAACTTCTTTTTAATTTCAAGTGGATTCTTCTTAGCATCCACAGAATGTGATATCACAATATGATGTGGTGCATTATAATCGTGTGCAATTTGTTGAACACGATTGACCAATTTTTCGTGACCAATAGTAGGAGGATTCATACGACCAAAAGCCATTACCACAGGCTTATGTGTCTGAGTATCTTCTTCTATTTTTTGTAAAAACTTTTTCATTTTAATCACCAGATGTTTGGCCTGAACCTTTCACGGAACTCATTGGATCACTTTCGGAACTAAATTTGATTGCATGGCGACCAAATGTTTTATTCTTGTATTTAAAATGTATTGATGATCCACTATGATGTACGCTGATATTGCGTGAATCATTATAAATGTGGTTGTGGTGTGTGCCCGGATTCATAGAACTATGTTGCTGACCATTTTTGTTGGTATATGAAACATGTCTAATGTGCTTGTGTCCCTCTTTTTCCATTGGAGTGCTTTTCGAATGTAGCACATGTTTTATATGATGTACTAATTCTGATTTTGGAATAGTGGATAAGTGGTGGTGCAAATCTTTGGCAATTTTATGCAATGTTTCTTGATTTTTTTGTTTCACATGCGCCTGCATTGAAGGATTTGCTTTCATCATACCTTTGCGCTCGTCACGATTAGAAGCCTTTTTCAATTCTGGATATTTTTTCAGAATTGATGTTCTATGTGCTTCTAGATGTTTTTTTGCATTTGGTCCAGCATATTCAATTCCAGGATTTGATGTTGGAACATGTTTGGATGATGAATCGGTGACTTTAAGACTAATACCGTGGTGTATAACTTGCATATATGCCTCACTTCTTATGTGTTGTTATAACAATATCGGAAGCATCTTCTTTTTGAGTCGAATGTATTCCGGTTGAACGGTGAATGTCTCCAGGTTTTGAAGTCCAATGAACATCATGTATTTTATGTCCGTTCGTTTCAACTTGTTTTCTTATGTCATTTGCGGCGCTTTTGGCCCGAATATTCATTTTTTTATAGTCATTTATATGAACTTTTGCTTTTAATTTATCATGCGCTTGTTTTGGTGTATCACCAACCTTATCGGGATGTTTTGACATGTGTTTACCGCCGTTGAGATGGTAACCAACCAATAGTTCATGCAATTTACCTTTAGTGTCGGATTTTACTTTACCTTCGACAGGTTCAGCAGGTTCAGCCTTTTCTTCATTTAATTCAAAAAATTCATCATACTCCTCATCTTCACAAGTTTCAGAATCATATGATTCTTCCATAACTTCTAAAGAATTTAAATAAAGACTTATTTCATCTTGTTCTGTGCTAAAATTTTTAAATGATTTCATTTTTATTACATCCTCGTTAAATATTCCTAATTCCTGCAAAGTTTCTGCGGGAGAATTCTGCACGATTAACAAACTTGTCTGATTCTTTTCCATGGTGAAAAACATATCCTTCAGGATTAGCATTTTCACCCGCATGTGTGTGTTGAAATTCTTGATGTTGATTCATCACATTAATTAATACATTTTTTGCCTTCTGCAAATGCTGGTGCATTTTGAATAGGTTATTGTAGTGTTTTCTGTTTCTATCAATTTTACCCAACTCATCCTTCAATTCGGATTGTTTTGCAGTTCTATTCTTTTCAACCTTCAGCTTATCAATTTCTTTATTCTTTTTGGTTTCTAACCATTTGCTGAAATTTTGGTGATTTGGTGTTTCACCAGTACGAACAGTGTGGTTCATATATGTTTCTAGGTGACCACCAACACCGTGATGTGCCTTAGTACCAGCATACATGTCATCACCATGGGTATCATGTACGGCTTGTGCGGCAGAAATGTGTTTGTTGAATTCAGCACGGTCTTTAGGACCAAAATGTACCTTTGAAGTATCCATTCTTGGGTCGACCGAGAATACATCTGGATGTTGATTAAAGTTTTCGTGGTCAACTTCATGGTTTGCATTTAAACTGGCGGCATCTTTGCCTTTATAAGAAAGATGTGTAACAACACCAATCTTAGCTTTCTTAACTGTGGCCGCATGAGTGCCGTGTGCAGTATATGTCAAACCAGATGGATTAGGATGAAAAGATACTCCACCACCTTTAGCTGGTGCTTTATCATCTTGTGAGAACATCATGTCACCCTGATATACACCTTTCTCTGGTGCAACTTTTGGTAAATGCTTCAGTGCATCTTTTAATTTGCTAACTAAACCTGGTGCGTGTCCGTGATTCTTTTCAATGTCAGCATTTGTGTAATTAATCTTTGGCGTCTTATTGAAAGCAGATTTCGATGCTACGAAAAACTTACCATTCTCTGGATGATGGCCATAAACAATAGCTGGTGATCCATCATATTTGGTGGTGAGTTCTGAAGTCTTTTTACCTTGTTGAATGTGTTCAGCGGCAGAAGTAAGTGATGCAATAGCGTGTTTAGCACCCTTTTCACCATTCTGTAAGGGTCGATCTTCCACGTGCGTGAGATGTTTAATCTGACGGCTTGCACCCTCTTCGGGGTCTTCTTGTTCAATTAAATATCGGGAAAAAGGTAGCATTAAATCCTCGGTTTAGTACGCTGTGACTATATATTATTTAGTAACCCCAAATCTTAATATCCACGAATTTATCAATGTCTTCTCTGATTAAAGAGTGTCTTCCGATGTTGAATTTTCCATCGGTGAATGGATGATCGATATCGATTCTTTCAACCGGCACATTATTTCTCGTTAATTGTTCCTGTAGCATTTCGTGTCCACAAAGAGGAACACCAGAATTGTAGAGTTGACGGAGATTTAGAAAGGTTGAAGCATATACATTCATTGTGTCTGGATCAGCAATAGCAAACTGGTCGTTTAACAATGGATTCGGACCGTCAGTATCTTTTGAGATGTAGACTTTACCCTTTTCGAGTGTACCGAAATCAATTACTTTATTGAGTGCGAAGTCAAATCTTGAACGTATGACATAATCATATTTTACATCATTCAGCGTCTGGTGGCGAATCCTGAAGTCATTTGCTCTATAAATTGAATAGAACATTGAGGTACAGAAGTTTGCTGGATGAGATGCATTCGGTACATGCATATCCGAGTTGATGTTTGACGAAAGTTCGGGGTCAAAGAATATTGTTACCGGACCATAAAGCCTACCAATATATTCAAATAATTGTACCTGATTCGTTTTTGATTTCCATGAATGTATAAAAACATCCACATCATAATGATCCAATAAGTTTCGTTTAATGTATTCGAACGCTTTAGCGTAACTTCTTGGTTGACCCGACAGGCACAGTGCGAGTTTCATCGATGAATTTTTCAACATAATCTGTACATACTCCAAAAATATCCAATTTCTTCACATATTCCCAATACTCAGGCAAGTTTTCTGGCATAACAGCAATAGAGTTATTAGTTAGGTGTTTCCCTGGATAGGTCCAAATATGTTGTGATGATGTTAAAGTGAAATCGTCTTCTTGATGCCAAAAGT